ATGACCGCCGAGATGCAGGCGCAGACGGACTCGTATAAGGAGGAGCTCGGTCAAAAGCCGTCGCATCCAGAGACGGTTCGGAGGCTTGCGTCTCTGTACCGCGCGTCCACGGCCGATGCCGACCTCAGCGACTCGATCGTCGCGAGCAGCCTGGTCGACTTCTATCGGGGTCAAGCGGAGGCCCAAGGAGCGATCCAGGACGTCCAAGCGACCCTCGATTCGATGATGCGCCTGGCGGTCCTGAACTATGCGCAGAACCAGCACATTATCGAGCTGCTTGAAGTCATTGCGGGGCGCCGGGCCGCCTCGGCAGTGCCTCATGTGGAACATCCGCGGACAGGAGGAAAATGAATGGCGAGATACACGAATAAGCCTATTCATCCGGCGATGCGCGACCTGATGCTTGCAATGGGCTGGGGAAGTCTTGCGGATGTATCAAAGGGAACTGGGATAAGCCTGAACACAATAAGGGGCATCGCAGTGTGCGGCACGCGGCCGACGCTTCCGACGCTGGAGAAGCTCGCAGCCGCCGGGGGCTTCTCGGCGCAGGATTTGATGGTTCGCTTTTACTTTGGCGACGGCGAGGTTTAACCGCATCTAATGCGGCAGACAAGGACCGCTCATATATAGGATGTGCCGCTAGCGAGATTAAAGTAGTGATATGCAGGCTGTCTGCCTGCGCTACTCTGGGATGTCCAGAAGATATTAACACTTTCGTATCGTCGAGGGGCTAGACAATAGCGCCGGCGCTCGGTACTATTCCACCCAAAGGCAGAGCCGTCCCCCGGTGACACCGCCGGCGGTGATTGGATAAAGATCACCAATTTTGATCCCGAGCCAACCGCAGCAATGCGGGGGCTCTGCCTTGGAGACCTGGGCCTGTGCTTGGCTGGCGATGCGACGGAACATAGGTTAAGCAGCCCCGGACCGTCACACAAGCCGCGAAGTACAGGGCTGGAGTCGAAGGTCCGTAGGAGATGGGCCTACCGCTGGGAGCGCGGCCCATCTCCTACGGACCCTAGACAGACATGACGGGGGCGTCACCGGATACGGTGGCGGACAGCTTATGGCAGACTTGCATCCGGCGGTAATAGAACGATTCTGGTCGAAAGTCGACCGGAGCGCTGGCCCTGATGCGTGCTGGCCGTGGATGGCCGCGCGCGATGATCGCGGCTACGGCAACTTCGCGCTCCGGAAAGGCGAGACGCGCAAGGCGCATCGGGTCGCATATGCGATCGCCAATGGCGTCGCCCTCGGCAAGACCGAGAACGGCTGCCACTCCTGCAACAATCCACCATGCTGCAATCCGAAACATATCTTCGCGGGCACGCAAAAGCAGAACATGGAGCACGCAGTCGCGACGGGCATTATTCGCAAGGGGGAAGCCCGGCCGGAGTCGAAACTGACGGAGAACGAGGTCAGACTAATCCGGCTGATTGGCGAGCATGTACCGGATGCGAGGATCGCGGCCGCCCTCGGCGTCGCCAGGACGACCGTGCTGTCGGTGCGCAATGGCAAGACATGGAGGCACGTATCATGACCTGTAGTCACATCGGCGGCATCGTCTGCGACGCGTGCCCGACATGGCGCTCGCGCCAGACGCCGACGCCGGACCAGCGCGCCGAGCAGCGCCAGAGCTTCACATATAAGCGATGGGCGGCGCTCGAGACGGAGGTCGCGGACGCTCACGAGGCGCTCGACAATATCGCGCACTGCGCCGCGTCGCTAGTCGAACGCGTGAGGGAGGCTGTACGCCGCTACCATCAAGCTGAGGCAATGCACGCGGCCGCGCTCGCGCAGATCGAGATTTACAAGACGGAGATCTCGACGCTGCGCTGGGATCGCGACCGCCTAGCTGCAAGCACGGGAGATAAGCCGTAATGGACGTTATTATCACTGATGCTGTAAAGAAACAAGAGAGGGCGCGGGTCCTGCTAGTGGGTCGCGCGGGCAGCGGCAAGACCTACACGATGCTGAACGTGGGGCAGCACATGGGCGCGCGGCTGGGTGTGATTGATTCGGAGCATCGGAGCGCCGCGCTGTATGCCGACGAGTTCCGCTTCCGGCACGTTGACATGGTCGAGCCGTCGGTCGACAACTACATCAAGGCGATTAAGGCCCTGGAGGCAGACGGCTGCGACGTAATCGGCATCGACAGTCTCTCGCATCCGTGGGAGTGGTTGACCGCGTGGGTCGATGCGGAAGCCATCCGGACAAACACGAGGAACACGGTCTCGCTCTGGAATCGTGCCGGCAAGAAGTGGAAGCAGCTATTTGACGCGATCCTTTCGAGCCGCGCGCATATCATCGCGACCGCGAGGGCCGCGACCGAATGGTCTATGGGCCGCGACGAGCAGGGAAAGCTCGTGGTTGAGAAGCTCGGTACGAAGCCGGCGATCCGTCGGGACTTCGACTTCGAGTTCACCGTAACGGGTGATCTCGACCATGAGCACACGCTGCGGATCGACAAGACGCGATGCCGGCGCCTCGACCGGGCCGTATTCGAGCTTCCCGGCCAAGAGTTCGCGCAGATCCTGCTCGACTTCTTGAATGCCGGAGAACAGAATGGCGCGCAAGAGCCAACGCGGCGGCCTCCGGTGAACGATGCAAAGCCTCCGGTGAACAAGAAGACGCAGCCCGTGAACGAGGCCCGCGCGGGTGTGAATAACGCACAGTCTTCCGTGAACGCGCAGGATGCGAGAGAGACACATGCCGCCGTTGGCGCGCCAGCAGGCGAGAAGGCCGTCAATAGCTTCTTGTTCCGCGTGACGTCGAAGACCGGCCCCGGCTGGTCAGTCGCCCAGGTCAAGAAACTGGCGTCCGCGGAGCTGGGCGAGAGTTGGAAGTCCACGGCGACGGCCGATCAGATTGCGGCGCTCGAGGAGCGCATTAAGAATGGAGGGCGAGATGCCTAAGAAGAAAACCGCTACCAAGCCAGCGAAGGGCACCACGACCGCATTTGAGCCTGACGCATACGTCATCCGCACAAGCGCGGCGGACGGCCGCTCGCACAATGGATTCATTTGGCCACGCGAGATCGGCGCGACCGTCGAGTGCCCGGACTGGGCGCCGACAAATGAATGTGGCAATGGCCTGCATGGCTGCCTAGACGGCGTCGGCGACTGGTCGCTATTGAGCTCGGCCCCTGACGCGCTGTGGTGGGTTATCGGTGTTCGCCGGGAGGAGTGCATCGACCTGGGCGGCAAGGTGAAATTCCCGCGTGGGAAAATCGCTTACGCTGGCGGCATCAATGGCGCACTGCGGCAGATTGCGCAGGAGTGGAAGAGGATCGCCGACGAGGCGACCAAGGCGGCGAACGCTTCCGATGAGGCGCACACGACGGCTGATAACAGCCACGCAAGCACCGCCGGAGAGTGCAGCCATGCAAGCACCGCCGGTAGGTACAGCCACGCAAGCACCGCCGGTAAGTCCAGCCATGCAAGCACCGCCGGTAGGTACAGCCACGCAAGCACCGCCGGAGCAGGCTCCGTGTCCTGTGGCCTTGGCTTCGCCAATGCGGCACGCGCCGGCGCGGGTGGGGCGATCTGCCTCGTGCATCTCGGGGCGGATGGCGAGATCATTGCGATCCGCGCCAGCAAGGTCGGCGAGAACGGCATAAGGCCGGACGTGCTCTATCGGCTGTCCGCCGCAGGTGAGTTCGAGGAGGTCGACTCATGAGCGGACCGGGAAAGACGCTTGCCGAGCTCGCGGCCAAGGCGCGAGAGGAGCGGAAAAACCGCCCGATGCCAGAGAGCGGATGCGACCCAGACGCGACGCCGCTCTTCCCCGGCACGGATGAGCTCTCGCTTTTGTACGCGCGCGGAGCCGAGCTGGGAATGTCCCAGGACAAGGTCGATGTCATGCTGCGCGATGCCGGCACGTTGATGCGGAACGACGACGCAGGACCCGTCCTATACAACGCCGATGGATTCACCTGGGAGCGTTACAACTCGGTGCTTGGCCGTCTCGGGGAAGGGCCCTCTCGCGAGTCCGCGCAGAAAGCTCCTTGCTGGAGCATTGACGAGGATGCGTTCGGAGCGTGGTACGCGGAACAGCCACCCGACGTCCAGGAGCTCTTGCCGGTCCGGCTCGAGGAACGCATTGTCGTGGTGGTCGACGACTGGGAGCCGATCCTGGCAATGGCCGCTGAAGGGCACGAGATAGGCGGCGTCACGCCGAAGGAGGCGTCATGAATGACATATACGAGCGGGCGCTCGCGGTCGCAAGGATAGTCGCATTCGGGTACGGGTATGCCATCGGGCTGCATGGGTCGGGCGTGCGCGACTTGGATTTGATCGCAGCGCCCTGGACGGATGGCGCGATAGACGGGCACGACTTCGTCCGGGCCGTGGCGTGCGCCTACAAGTTTGAATTTCCGAACGCATATTTGCACGACGCAGATGAGGCGCTTAAAGACCCGTCCTGGCCGGCGCCAGCACAGAAGCCCCACGGCCGCGTCGCTTACACGATCCATTTGAGCCCTAACCTGCACGTGGATATATCGGTCATGCCAAGAATGGAGGCGTCATGAGATCGCAGATCGAAGCAGACATCGGCGGCCCGGGCCCGCAGCTGCGCCCGTTCGTGGCCGCATTCGCCGCCGAGATGGAGCGACGGCTCGTCGAGGCTGAGACCGTCAGTCAGGGCACAAGCGTGGACCTGTGCGCCGAGACGGTCCCGCGGCTCATCAACCTTGTGCAGCTATCCTTTCGGCGGCTGCTCGAGGCCGGGCACGACCCCGACCTGCGCGAAGTGCTCGCGCTAATGGCCGATTGCGCGCTGTGTTGCGCAATCATCGCGAAAAAAGAAGGAGCGATAACTCATGAGGTATGGAAACTGGGTCAAAGCCGTCGACCCTCACAGGAGCCCGAGCCGGATCCGGATTGGGACCCGCGCGCTAATTGTATTTAGCCTTTGCCTGTCGCTCGCATCGCCGGCGGTCGCGAGCGGGGGCGGAGCCGGATGCGCGGGCTGTTTTTACGGGAGACCGCTATCGCAGGTCCAGGACCTCCGCGGGTCGAACGCGCCCGACGACCAGGACGAGGTCGCCGGCTCAAAAACGACCATCAGCAACGGCGTCTTCAGAAACAAGATGACGATCTTGGGGCTGGTGCGCACGCATCGCAGGGCGCGGTCTTGGAAGACGGCCAAGCTGGTCCCCGGGAAAGAGACGGCCTGGTTCTATACGGTCCTGAAGCCGGACGGCTCGGTAATTACGAAGGAAGCGGATCACCGCTTGCCCGGCGTGCGCGACGACCGTCCCTGGAAGGAGCGGCGACCGAACTGCTGGACAGTATGGCAGCTCTTGACGTTCAGCGTCCCGCCGACGGTCGGACTGGGCGCGGGCTTTTTGGCAGCAAGAAGGTAAGGAGGAACGATGCAGACGACACCCACGGCTGAGACGGTCTCGGCAGCTCTCGACTCGATCAATCGATATCACGGATTGCTGACGCAAGCCGACGGACGCAGCGCCTACATGATCCTGGACGACGCGCGCGACGCATACAACGGTCTCCGGCGAGCCGTCGGCCCGTTCAGCGGAGCGCTCGACGAGCTGCTCACGCGGCTGGACGGCGGCGACGTGTCGCCGGAGCTGGCCGGGCTGATCGAGTCTCTTAAGGCGGACACCGCAACGATGCTCGAAGGCGTCCGCGCCGTGGGTCTTGCTCTCGCGGGAGAGGCGGCATGATCCGCATCGAGGTCGTCGGAATCCCGCAGCCTGGCGGGAGCAAGATCGGCGGCGTGAACAGGTCGACGGGGCGGATGTTCGTGCGCCCGGATAACCCGAAGACGAAATACTGGCGAGGCGACGTCCAGGCGGCCGCCGTCGCGCAGTATTCAGGCGCTCCGGTAGACGGCCCGCTCGCCATGAGCTGCAAATTCCGCTTCCCGCGTCCGAAGTCCCACTTCCGGACCGGAAAGAACGCACACCTGCTGAAGGAGTCGGCGCCCATATGGCACGTCACGAAGCCCGACCTCACGAAGATACTCAGATCAACGGAGGATGCGCTGACAGGCATTACCTGGCTCGACGATTCACAGATCGCGTCACGCGAGGCGGAAAAGCGCTATTGCCTGCCGGGCGAGCGGCCGGGCGTGACCATTGAGATCCATCGGATGCAGACGAAGACGGTCGCGGAGGCTGTCAAAGGAGGCGACATTGGGGATTAATGCATACAACGACATTCTGAAGCGCCAGGCAGCGCGCAAGGCGATTAGGAAGTGTCTGGCCGAGCTGCCGACGCCACTCATTACTGATGAGGATGCAATCAAGGAACACGCAAAGTCCATCCAGAAGCTGCGCTCGGCGTACCTAGATTGCTGCAGCTTCGTCGACTGGGACATCGACGTCCTGCGCCGCGCGATCTCCAATATCGTGCCGCGCGACAAGGACATCGAAAACCTGGTAGGCATCGCGCAGGACGAGGTCCCGCTTGACGCGAAACTGCGCGAGAAGCTGGAGAAGGCCGAGGCGGATGACGCGAAGAAGACCGGCGACGTGCCGGGACAGACAAAACTCGACTTCAAGTCCGGAAAGGGCAAGGTCAAGGACGACGGCGCGACGGCGGAGGCGGCTGGTCCGGTGAAGACTGGCAAGCTGGCATAGCCGCGTCCAGGACCTCCAGGACGATCTGCCGCTGTCGATCCTGGAGGTCCTGCCGGAGCTCCGAGACGTACGCCAGCCCAATGAATGCGAGCTCAATCCGAAATCTCAGAATGTCTAGATCCCCATCCACATTGTCAATATTCCCGCCGCAGCTGCCGGCAGAGCCAGAAGGAGATTAAAAGTGGAACTCGCTCCCAGGCTCTGCGCCGTGTGCCAGCGCCCCTTCGACCATAAAGAAGAACGGCTCGAGTTCGGCGAGACCGCGTTCTTCCACGTTGATGACGGGGAGAAGTGCATCCGGCGATCCGAGCGTCCCCAGGAGCGCATTCCGCTCTGGGCGTGCGCCCAATATGGAGGCATGCACCTGCCGCATATGTGCAGGACCTGTAACCGGGCATACGACCGATTCAAGGAGGAATTTCAGCGATGACGCGATCAAGGGGCGAAAAACGGGGCGGCATGACCGTCTCGCGCGAAGTGGGGCACAGGATCGCGAGGGCGCGGCTGTATGCCGGACTCACGCAGCTACAACTGGCGGCCAAGATCGGCGTCGTCCGCCAGACGATCCAGGAATGGGAGAACGGACATACGTCCGTCAGCGTCGATCGGCTCTTCCAGGTGGCCGAGGCCCTGGGCGCGGATCCTGCGACGCTTCTGCCGGCAGCGGCGCCCATTGATGGCGGGAGGGCGGAGCCATGAGAGAAGTGGTCGAGGTCCTGGGCGTGTCGCTGCTCGTCGAGGCGCCGAACAAGGGGTACTCGCGCATCGTGATGCTGTCCGATGCGGCCAGGCTCGCGAAGCGCTATCTGCGACTGAAGTTCCCGTCGGCGAAGTTCAAAATAAACACGCGACGCCTTTCCGTGCCGACCGCGCACGGGAGTGAGCGACGCTCATGGCTCTTCGTCCGTTTCCACAGCCCGCGGGTCACGCGCGAGGAGGTCGAGGAGACGCTCTGGCCATTCATCGGATATCAGGGACCGGCCGAGAGCCCGCGGCTGCTCGCGGTCGGAGGCAAGAAGTTGTTCTCGCCGATCGACCACGTCGAGGTGGTCAATTCGGCAGATCTGTTGAGGGCAGGGGCATGAATCCGGCGTTCTCGGCGCAGCGAGTCGTCGGCGGCGTCCTCGAGAAGCGCTGTCCGAAATGCCGCGAATGGCTGCCGGCCGACCGCGACTTCTTCTTCGCGAACCGGACCGCAACCCTCGGGTTGTCGGTCTATTGCAAGCCTTGCCAGACCGAATACGTCGCAGCGGCGAGAACGCGCAAGGAGGCGATCGCATCATGACTTCCGCCGATGCCCTCCGGATCATCCAGGACGCCGTCGACTTCGCCGCGTCGGCCATCGAGCCGCACGAGGAGAACGAGCTCCGGGCGGCCTGGGCGACCGTCAAGGCGGATCACCTGTTGATCGAAAAGCTGCGCACGCTGCAGCCGGGCGCATCCATCGGTCGGAACGAACGTGGCGAGTGGCAGATCAAGAGCCTGCGCAGGGCGGGCCTGTTGATCGTAAAGGACATCGAGGGCGCAATCCGCCACGCGCGGACGTACTGCGAGGGCATAATTCAGTGAAGGGACAGGCACAAGTGGAAGCCAGGGGCCAAGAGCAGGGACGCGAGGACCGTGTCATTCGCGCGCCACACTCCGCGGAGACGGAGCGCGCGGTGCTCGGGGCTCTCCTCGTCCTCGGCTCGATCGAGCGCGTCTCGTCCATCCTTAAAGCAGAGATGTTCTTCGCCGCCGGGCACCGCCGGATCTATGAGGCCATGGAGGCGCTCACGGAGATTGGCGAGCCGATCGACTTCATCTCGCTAGCTCGAGCGTTAGAGATCCACGATTGCCTGGAGACCGTCGGTGGCCGCCTGTATCTCGTCGGACTCGCGGACGCGGTGCCGACGACCGCCAACCTGGAGTTTCATGCGAAGGCGGTGCGGCGTGACTGGGTCCGGCGCGAGCTGATGCGCGACGCGGTGAAGCAGAAGACGCAGGCCCTTAACTGCGGGGACGACGAGCTGCAGGACTTCCTCAATAAGCGGGCAGCGACGCTTTGCGAGTTCTCCGCCAAGGCGCTCGGTGGGGGCGCCGGCGGCACGGAGGACCAGGTCGGCCGATGGCTCGATCTGATCGACCGACGGTTCGAGAAACAGGGCGAGCTCTTGGGCGTCGCCAGCGGGTTCATCGACGTCGACAAGATTACCCATGGCTTTCAGCCCGGTCAGCTCGTGATCATCTTCGGTCGACCTGGAATGTGCAAGACTGACGTCGCGACGTCGATCGCGGCCAATATCGCGCTTCGTGGTCCGAGCACGGATTACGTCGCGTTCTTCTCGCTGGAGATGTCCGAGACCGAGATCGTGGACCGCCTGGCCTGCGCCTACACGCCGGTCCAGAAGGAGCGGCTCAAACTGGGGCAGCTCGACAAGGACGACTTCGACGAGATTCACCTCTTTGCCGACAGGCTGTCCCGCAGCAAGCTGGAAATTATCGCGGAGGGCGTCTACACGGTGCCGGACGTTGAGGCGGCTATCCGGCGTATGACGGCGCGGGACCGGAAGCCTTGCGTCGCAATCATTGATTACTTGCAGATCATGAAGGGTGAACGGCGCGAGAACCGGCAGGTCGAGGTCGCGGAGATCGCCAAGGACCTGAAGGACCTGGCCAAGCGTCTCAAGATACCGGTCATCGCGCTCGCCCAGGCGTCCAGGGCGTGCGAAGACAGGCAGGACAAGCGGCCGCTGCTTTCGGACCTGCGGGAGAGCGGCGATCTCGAGAACAACGCCGACATGGCGATCGCCATCTACCGCGATGAATACTATTACGAGGACACGCCCAGGAAGGGCATCGTCGAGCTGATCTTTCGGAAGAATCGCGACGGCGCACCCGGGACCGCCTATTTGAGGTATGACCCCTCGCGGGCCTTTCTCGGCGACTGGGACCCGGCGTTGCCGGTCCCGGAGCCGCACCGCGAGAAGCCGGCGCCGAAGAAGCGCAGGGGTAAAGGAAACGCGGGGGCGGATTATGCCACCGCAGATGATGACTGAAGTCATCGAAGGGGGTAGAAATGCATAAGAAAGTGCTTATTTCTTTGCCACCAGGCTTGCTCGAGCGGATCGACCTCGTGGCCCAATGCGAGCACCGGACCCGGAGCGATCTGGTCCGCGAGTCGCTGCGCCGTTACATCGACAATTTCAAGCAGCAAAACGCGCCGCGGTCGTCCGCCCCGGCGTCCGGGTTTGGCGCGAGCACGGACGGATTCCGGATATTTGAGACGGTGCCGGAATAAAGGAGGGATCGTGAACAATCAATCGCTGTGCCGCTCGTGCGGCGCGCAGATCATCTGGTTTAAGACTGATGCAGGAAAGAATATGCCCGTTGACGCTGAGACCGTTGAGGTCGGCGACCTGGAGCTTGACCTGACCCGTCATGTCAGCCACTTCTCGAGCTGTCCCGAGGCGGCTAAGTGGAGGAAGGGAAAGACCGCGGCGAAGGCCGCCGAATAAGGAGGATCTACATGCTTTTCAAAATACTTCACTGGACGCTGCTCCCAATCTTCGCCCTGGGCGGCACGGCGCTCGGACAGGCTTTCGGGCCGTTCATCGGGTTCGGCGTCGGCGTGGCCGGGTGGGAGCACATGGGCGAGGCTCATGACCAGGCGATCGCCGAGAAGAAGGCGAAGACGGAGACGGAGGAGAAAGCAAGTGAACATTGAGATGGAGCGCAGGTGGAGGCGGGTCGAGCTCAACCGCAGCGCCGTGCGCGTCGACGTGAGGCTCAAAGGGCTTGAAATGGAGACCGAGCGGCTACTGCGCGAGCGGGAACATTACCTTCGGCGTTGCGAGCGGATTGGCGCGATCCGGAGGTGGGTGCGGGAGGAGGCTGCTGATGTTTGAACGCATGACGGAGCTCGAGAAATATCGCATCCGCGGCGGCGAATGGGGGACAGAAAGTGGCGAACGGTGCGGGGCCTTCCTTGTTCCTTCGCCGGTCGGCTCGGCCTCGTTGCGGATTCTTGCCTGCAGCGCCGACGCGCAAGGGAACGAGAGCGATTGGGATCATGCCAGCGTGTCCGTCGGTGGTTCGCGAACGCCTAATTGGAGAGAAATGTGTTTCGTCAAGGATCTTTTTTGGCGCGAGGATGAGGTCGTCATGCAGCTCCACGTCGCGAAAGATGATCACGTGAATAGACATGAGTATTGCCTTCATCTTTGGAGGCCCGCGCGGGAGGCTATTCCGTTGCCGCCGAAGGAAATGGTATGACAGCCGGGGAGGAGCCATGAGAGAGAGAAAGAGAGAGAGAGAGAGGGCGGGACGCATGGAGCCGGGTATAGACGCGCAGCTCGGCGACATTCGCGAGCGATTGATGCTGCTGCTGCTTAGCGCCCTGGGCGAGGCCGTCGCTCGGCTGTCTGAAGAGGTCGGTCCATCCGCCCCGATACCTCGAGGCGCGGAGACCGCCGCCGCGAAACCCGCCTCCTCGAATCAGCCGGCTGCCAGCCGCGGCGAACGCGCCAAATGTGCAACGTGCGGAATAAGGCGTCCGAACAAGCGCAGCTCATCTGGGATCTGCGCGACGTGTCGTCGGGTGAGCAGCCGGTCGCGGTACAACGCGCAGGCCCCTGGTCCTGCCGCGGACGAGCGCGAGGAGTCCGAGCCGGTCATGGACGCAACGGTTCCCGCGCCTGTCCCGTTCCTCACTCGCGGCGCCCCGCTCCGCAAGTGCGCCGGCTGCTTGTGCCGCACGCTCGACATCCGGACCGGCATCTGTCGCGTCTGCACCGTGGAGCCCGTAGGCGAGCTGCCTGTGAAGAAGCTCGAACCTGGCGTGAGCGAAGGCGCGTATGAAATCTATCCGGGCATAGGGTATTAGTGCATATCGACCGGCTTCACCCAGCTGTAACCCATCGACGCCAGCCTCTTCGTTAACCGATCCTCGCTCGCCGAATCCCTGGCGACGATAAGCTCGCCGGTCAGATAATAGAGGACGTCGGTGAGGCGCCGGCGCCACAATCCGAGCAAATGCCGGTGACGGCATCCGCAGTCGTAGAGCGGCATCGCCATGGCGGCGCTGCGCTTATTGCCCTTGTTGTGCTGTATGCCGGGACTGCCGACAAGCGGCGCCGTCCCGCAGTTGTATAGCAGATCGACAAACGCGCCGAGCTCGTGCCGGTCCGCCTTCCGGATAAGAGTCTGCGCGAGCCGTATGCGCGGCTTGAGGTCCTCCAGGAGCAGCTGCTCCGCCTCCTCGACAGTTAGCCCGTCCTTGAAGCGGCCGGTCCGCACCTCGTCCCGGCTCAGTACGTGCCCGAATCCGACGGTAAGGACGCCGGGCGCGTCGGCGGCGCCGTGATACGGATAAGACTTGCCTCCGATGACCCCGCCGCCGAAGGACTCGTATCCTTTGATGATGGCGATCAACGGATCCGTCATGAGAGCCCCCGATCAGCGCAGGTCTGGCTTCGAGCCGAGGATCTTCTTGTCGACGTAGTGCCCAGTTCCGAGCAACGCGCCGGGCACCGCCAGCGACAGGACCCACTCGGGGATCTTGTACGAGTGCTGATAATACATCTGCGATGCACCGTCGATTATCAGGCAAAGCAGGATGGCGGCGGCGCTGCTGTAGCCCGCGAGTCTGATATGCCTTGGCGTGGCCTCCGCCTGCAGGCGCGCCTGGATCCTTCTCTTGTGCTCTTCGACGTGTCGCGGGCGGTTGCTCAGGCCGCACCGCAGGACGAGTTCGACGAGCTCCTGGTCGTGGAACGGTTTCTTCGTGATAAACCCTGCTGCTCCGCTATTCATACACTCTTGCTTTAACTCCTCATTGTGCGATCCGGTGAGAACGATGACGGGGGTACTGGTCCTTTCGACGATCCGGTGAAGCGTTTCGAGTCCCTGGCTGTCCTTCAGCCCCAGGTCGAGGATGATCACGTCATAGCGCTTGTCTCGTAGCTTCGTGAACACATCCGCCACGGAATCGGCTGTGTCGACCTCGAAGCCGTCCTCCTTCCTGAAGAAGAGCTTGACCAGGAGCGCGAAGGTGTCGCTGTCTTCAGCAGAGAGGATTATTAGCATTACCCGAGGGCCCCGAGCTCCTGGGCGACCTCGGCGACGTCCTTGGCGATCTCAGCCGCCTCGGCCGCTGCGGCCTCAACGGTGGCGATCTCCGCGGCATCGAATGGGCTGCCGAGCAAGTCGTTCGCCGCGACCAGCAGCTTATTGACCCAGCCGGCGGGCAGCTTGGCCGCCAGCGGTGCCAGGCGCGTCTCGATCGCCTCGATCTTCGCGATTATCTGCGGGAGCTTCGGATGGTCTTTCAGGAAGGACCGAAAAAAGGACTTGAGCATGCCTGTGGCGGATAGAAACATGGTGCCTCCTTAGTTTGAGGGCGGCGCGACGTATGCCGGCTGCCCGCTCGCGTTCAACGGATAGTTGTCGATGACCTTGTAGGTGTCGGACGGGTCGATCGTCCAGACGAAAGTGGCCGCGCCGGCGGGGAGTCCGGTCGGTGCGGTGTCCGAGACCAGGAGCGTCGCCGGCGCAGTGCCGGGTGCGGTCGAATAATAGACCAGATACCGCTCGGCGCGGGCCGGCGCGGCGAGCATGATGGCTGCGAGTGAAGAAAGAATTAAACGCATGGCGGCAGCTCCTCCCAGTCTCCAATGCAATAGCCGGCGGTCGATTCTTGCCCGGCGGAGACGCCCAGGCACATCTGATCGAACGTGCGCTCGTCACGGACGACCTGGCGGTCTTCCGCCGTCATCGTGAGCCATCGGTCGTATTGCTCGACCGGCGAGAGCTTGCGTCCCGTTCCGCATTCGATGCCGGTCCGGTATTCGCGGAAAGCCGTCGCGAAGCGGGATTGCTCATCGTTGCGCTTGAGGGCGATCATCTGCGCGGCATTCAGGCGCTCGTCCATGCAATACGGCTCGGTCTCGGTCATCATGCCCAATGCCCGGAGCATTTGGCAATGTGCGACCATGAAGCCGCCGTACTGCGCATGGAGATCAGAGGACCTTTTCAGGGCGATAAACGGAACATTGGGGGTCGTGGACAGGTTAATCGTGACGCCCGCGAAGCCAGACTGCGCGGCCAATGTCGCGGAGCCGATAAATCCTGCCGCCCCGCCTGACGTCGTGATCGTGCCCAACGTGTTCGAGGGAGACTGGACGAGGCAGATGCCTCCGCCTCCGCCTCCGCCAGCTCCGCCCGAGGTGCTGGCCGCGCTGCCGCCGTTGCCGCCGTTAAGGAGCACGCTCCCGCTATTGGTGATGGACACAGCGCTGTACAATCCGAATGTTCCGCCCGCGCCCCCACCGCCGCCGCCCGCTTGTCCACCTGCAGCTGGAAGGCCGCCGCCGCCCCGGGATCCCAATGTCCCGCCGATCGAGATGGCGCCTTTCGCGATAAATCGCACGAAGGCCCCGCCGTACCCTCCGCTCCCGCCGTTGTTGCTAGAGTCGCCCATACCCGCGCTGCCGCCGCTCCCTGCGCCAAGCGCCAGGTTGACGGGTCCCCCTCCCCGCGGAAATACGGTCGCGTTGGGGCTTCCGCCGTTGCCGCCGGCGCCCCCGTTACCGCCTCCGGCTCCTCCGAACGTGGACGTACTGATCGCGGAGTCGCCGACGGTAACGCCGCCGCCCGACGGGCCGCCGCCGCACTGGCTGCACTGGAACGCGCTGGTGCCCCATTTCCCACCCACCCCGCCCGAATAGCCGTTCCCGTCGCCGAGCACCGTGCCGCTGATGGTGATCGTTCCCGTGGCGTTCACGACCGTCCCGGTGAACACCGTCCAGGTCGTCGACGCGGACTGGACGAAATTGGTCGAGTTTATCTGCCGCGGCGAAGTGTCGGTCACCGCACCGACGGTGACGGCGCTATCGCTGCCGTCGCCGCCGATGCGGGCAGGGTTGGCGACGAGCGCCAGCGCAGGCCCGGCGCAGAGAATGGTGGCGAGCACTGCCGCGAGAATCTTTGTCATTACCCTGTCCTCATCCAGTTTGCGCCGTCGCTCGTGAACTCAAAGAAGTCGTTGACGACGTTCGTGCTGAGACTCGTGCTTCCGTCGCAGTTCTGCCCCGACGTGAACGCGAAAGTAAGCGCGTTGCCGGCAGTCCCCAACTTGACGCGGATCGATTGACCCGCGCAGCCGACCGCCGTCGGCAAGGTGCACGTTACGGCTCCCCCGGAAGTGTCGACCTTGTAGACGTTGCCGACCGCCGCCGAGAACGACGCCGTGTGCGAGTTGTATCCCCACGCCGGGGCGTTCGTCGACCACGTCGGCACGCCGCCCGAGAGCGCGAGTACATTGCCATTCGTGCCGCCGCCCGTGTTCTGGATCGTGGTCCCATCGGTGTAGAGCACCCCTCCGGCGGTAGCGGCGAGGGCGGCGTTCCAGATCCCGAGTCCCAGAAACGAACGGAACGACGTCTTCTGGTTGCCGTAGCTTCGGAAGATCTCGGTGAACGTGCCGGCGGTCGAGTCGTAGATGTAAAGACAGAACTGCGACGGGTCGGCGAGTACGAAGTCCGCGGCGTCCATGTTCAGGATCTGCCCGGCTCCGCCGTTCGCGTGGTGCACGGTGATCGGGCCGGTGGCGCTCGCGGGCGTGAGCATTATCACGCGGCCGTCGCCTACATTCGTTGCGGCAATATTCTTGAGCGTATCCGGACTGCTGGCGACAGACGGGCTGACGACGAACGTGCCTTGCCCTGCCGCGGGCGTGAAGGCGTTGGCCGAGAGCGTCACCGCCGCCTTGGAAGAACCCCCAAGCATCTCCGCGATGACCTGGCGAACTTGCGCGATCGCGGTCTGATACTGCCCTGTCGTTGTCGTGGCGCCGTCGAGGACGCCGACCGCCGGTAACGCTGTCAAAAGATAATGCTCCCGCAGCAAGCTGGGAGCTCGGGTATATTTTGCCCCATCCGGGGCGTCAAGTCAAAGGGAATCAATAGCCCTGGACGAACGCATCTATAGTGGCGCCTACCGCCGAGCCCGTCTTGTCGAAGCACTGCACGAGCGGACCGGAGACGCTCTTGTCGAGGACCTGGCAGGAAATTGCGGCGGAGCCGACCCCGCCCGAGCCCAGGATCGTCGGGTTGACCGTAGTTATGGACACATATACGTTGGATAGCGGCAGCCTGCCGCCGGCGGCGGGCACCGAGAAGCCGATCACGTTTTCGGTCTTGTCCGGCACGTCGAGCACGATGTCGAACTTCGATATCTCGCCTTTGGCCAGGCTGCTCTCGGCTGTCGTCACCTTGAAGCTGTAACGTGTGATGGTGCCGGTCACGTAACCTGGCCACGGAACGTAGGAAGAGTTATCCGTGTAGAAACTCGAGCCCGTGTCGGAATTGTAGAAAGGCGTCGACGACGCGAGCGGCCCCTGGGCGTAAAAACAAGACGTGCCGTGCTCCATGTATTCGACCTTGTAGCTCTCGCCGGTGATCGCCGTGTCAAGAGAGATGCTGAACGGCTGCGGCGTGTCGGCGTCCGGCTCGAACGTCTTCTCGAAGCTCATCTCGAGATAAGTGATCGTATAGAAGTCGTTGCTCGGGACCGGGCTGTACATGAGCGCCCCGGTGTCCGCCGTGTAGAATAGGCCGCCGTTGTCGGTCGCGGAGATTATGCCGCCCGAGACCGTCCCGTTCGTGATCGTGCCGTCGGAGTACGCAGGGCCCGAAGAAATGGTGTCGATCACATTCTCGACCGGCGCGTCGCCCAGGTTGCGGATGATATAAGCTGGATTGCCGCTCGACTCGTTGCCGCTCGTGTCGACCGCCTTGACCATGACAGTCACGATGCCGAGTGGCATGTTCTTCATGTCCCATTGCGTCGCAGTGATCAAGTCGGCGGCAACGTGGCCGCCGTCCCAGTTGACGCCGGCGCCCTGCAGGTACTTCACGCGAAAGCCTGCCAGGTCTGGCGGCACGGGCTGCCCGAGCGCGGTCTCCGAATATTGCCAGTAGACGCTCGTCGGGTTGCCTTTCGTATCGAAAAGCATGTTGATCCCGACTGGCACGGGCGGCGGCGTGGTCTTCCCGATCACGAGGATGCCGTCAGCCTCGACCCAGTCCGACGTGAAGCCATCTGCGTCGAGGCTGCGGACCTGGACGTCGTAGGTGAGCATGTCACTGACGCCGGTGATGTAGACTGCCCCGGTGGTGACGGGTGTGTCGTGCACGGGTCCCCAGAGACTCGAGCCGGTGCGCCGCGATCGGGCCTCGAAATATTTGACACTCGCCGGCGGTGGGTCCATGACGAGCTGGATGCGGCTCTGAAGCGAGCCGTCCGGGTCGCGGAAGAGGACGAGCTCGTCTGTCCGGATGTTGTTAATGGACGGCGCGGGCAGTGTCTTCTGCTGAAAGACCGGCTGTGTGATGTTGCTCACGAAGTCGGGGATCGTCCCGCTGTCCGCCGCGTATACGTCCGGGCTATAGTCGATGGCGGTGATAAGGGCAGCGAGGTCCTCGTGCGGCTCGATGGCCGAGACGAGGAGCAGCTGCTCTTTGCCCGTCTCGAAGACGAGCACCAGGTCGCCGTTATGCGGCGCGCTTGCCGGGTCGAGCGGCGTCTGGAAAGTAAGCGTGCGTCCGGTGCCTCCGAGCGTCAGCGCCGCGCTCACGGTGTCGCCGAAGTAAGAGCGGATCCTGACCGAATAGCTCTTGTTCGCGTCGAGTGCGATCTCGTTATCGAGGGTGACCGCTAACACATTGTTTGACGCGTCGAGGATGACGTCTGTTATCCGTCCCGCACCGGCACCCCAGAGCATCGTGTCGGTCGTCATGGAGATCAGGTCGCCGCGGGTGACCGCCAGGTTCTCGACGTCCGTGGTGAACTGATAGACGTACGGCCTGAGGCGTCTGCACGCCAGATGATACCGGCCGAGCTTCCAGGCTTGCGCGTGGCTCGTTACACCGGGCAGATCGAGCGACTCGAACTTCGTGGCCGTGCTCGCGTCGTAGCCGTCATCGTAGACGACGATCGTGTCCTGCTGGTATGACGTGTCGGCATTGACGAAATTGACCTTCAGCGCATGCACGGGATAAGGGAACTGCTTCGTGAACCGGAACCCGGACGAGTTGAGTGGCGTAAAGCATTGCGCGACAGTGTCGCGCGGCTTGTCGACGATGACCGTGAAGACGCCGTCCCGGATCGCCCAGGTCGCGCGCCCAGCGGCTGTGACTTCCTTGACGGCGTCCAGGACGGTGACGGATTGATCGTAGATCTTGTTGAACGTGAAGCCGCTGGCATCGCAGAAGTTTGCCCAGTCGAGGAACGCGGCCAGGTCGAGCGAGCTCGCGCTCACGCATTTGCGGGCGTAATCCGTCTTCAATATATCGGCGAGGATCCAGGCGGGATTTTGCGTGTCTGCTGCCGCGGTCCAGCTTGAGCCGTTCCATGCGGGGAGTTGGCTCGTGACATCGCAGCCGATCTGCTGGAGCGCGCCGCTTACTACGGAGCTGGGTTTGACCTGCATGGCGATCTGCGCGAGATAGACCGGATTGCCGCTCTGGTCCTTCAGAGACGGCATCGGGCTCTTGAAATTGATCGCCCTAGACGCTATCCACTGGCAATAGTTGACGGTCGTCGTCCCGTCGCCGTCTCCTGTGACCTTCTCGACCTGGATGTCATAGACGCCATTCGGGACTGTCCACTTGACCGTCCTGGTGAGTGACCCGGAGGTCAGGTCAGAGACGGAGACGGCGCCGACGGACGTCCACGCGCCGCTCGATCCCGCGAGCCGGTATTTCACGTTGAAGCTCACGGACGCGGCCGCCTGGACGTTCGGCGTGACCGTCGTAACGGACGGCTGCAGGCTGGCGAGCGCGCCGCCCGGGCCGTACGGGCTCCCCGGCGGCTGCGGGATCTTGTACGTGTTGACGACCGTGGTGACAGTGTAGAGCCCGAGCGGGAACTGGATGTCGATGGAAAGCTCGTCGGCCGCACCGATCGCGGTCCGTTGCTGCACTTGCCCACTCGCAAGCGGCAGGATGAAGTCGTCCTCCTGGATGTCTTCCGTGTAGAGCGTGATCGGCGCGTCGCTGGCGGTGCCGGCGGAGATCTCGCTGAGAACCGTGCCGGCCGGGTATTGGGCGAGCGGCCTCTGCCCGATCTCGACGTTCTGGATGTTCAGCGGCCCGGGCCCGAGGCACAGCAGGATAGACCAGATCTGCTCGCCGTTCTGCGTGAACGAGTATGGCGTCGCGCCGTTGCTGGGGTACATACGATATTTGCCGTATACGCGCGGCACCATCTCGTAGGGCGCGCTGCGGTTCGTGATACCAGTTATCTGCGGGACGAGCGCGTGCGATGGGCCGCCGACCTGCGGCAGCGGCTGCGGCTGAGTCGTAACGGGCGGTCCAAGCGGCACGGCGGCGAATGGTTGGCTCTGCACGGTGTTGGCCGTGCCCGACCGAGACAAAGCCGCCAGTCCGAAGGCAGCCCCGATGCCGATAGTCGCGGCCGCGAGCGCGCCGACGACGCTCGTGAACCCGAGGCTCGAGAACAGCGGCGACGTGCCGGCGAAACCGACCGGCGGCCCGTTGCCCAGTCCGTAGAACGGTTGCGGCAAGTAGCCGTAAGGCTGGAACGAGCCGGTCGCGGGGTTGAAGGAGAGGCTCATTTAGACACCCCGGCCGTCGGGTCGGCAGCAAACAGCCCTGGGAAGAGGTCGGGAGTGTAGCTCCAGCCGAGCAGCGGCTCGTTCAAGACCGGCGGTCCGAGCAGCACGAGCCCGAGGTCCGAGTCCGTCCCGACGACTTGCTGGACGTCAAACGTCATTGGGCCGGCAGTTATCTCGGGATCGTTGATATTGTTCGAGACAGCGACATAGATCACAGCCTGCGGAGGAGTAATTTGCGCGTTCAGAATGTCTTCGGTGAGCGTCTGGTCTGCATTGTCGATCGACACCTGCAGCTGTCGGAGCTGATCGTCCGCGTCGTAAGGAAGCGTGATCGACATCCGAGTCGCCTTGTACGTCTGCCCGCTGATCGTGACGTCCGTGCTGTTCTGGACGAGATAATGCGTCTGCGCGAACTGCACGTGAGAAAGCTCGAGCAGAAGGAGGACGACGTCTGATGTCTCCCTTGCATGAACGGCCTTCTGGGCTATAGCGGTCAGCGTGCGCACTTAGGGCAGAATCTCCAGCGTGTAGGTGAGCAGCCAGTACGTCGTCGACACCGGCGAGAGTTGCGGCATCGCCCGCATGCGCGCGGTGACGTTATTGCCCGTGTCTGGATCGGCGACGTCGAACGACAGGAAGCCGTTCTGAAGAGTATTCTGCCAGAAGTTGAGGAACGACGCGCGTTGTGCGGCGGTAAGGTACATCTTGCAGTTGGTGTAGATCGACCACTGCGAGTTGTAGATGAAGCGTGGTCTGACTTTCGCAGGTCCGGCGCCGACTTGCGACTCGATCATCGAAGTCTGCAGCGTGTTCGTGTATCCGGGCATCGGTCGCTGCGGGATGTCACCTGGCCAGCTGATTCCTGCCATCAGAACCTTACCCCCGCTCCAGATCTCAGCGCGAACTTGCTCGCGATCGCCTTGGTGGTCTTGCCGCCGGCGGTAATCTGGCCCGCCATGATCTCGTCGATGATGAAGGCGATCTGCCTTCCTTGCGGCGTCTGCATTACCTGACCGCTCACGTTCGCGCTCGAGACGTTGTTGGTGATACTGACGTGCACGTCGCCGCCGCCGATCGCGCTGTTTGGCAGCACGGTGCCGGCGCTGTCCGGAACGAAGAGCTCGGGACCTTTCTCGCCGACGAGCGCAATCTGCCCGGGCGTGGGCCGCCCGCCAGAGGCGAAGCCGGGATATGACCCGTCGGCCGGTCCTGGGAATCCAGCGTAATAGTCGCCTCCGGAGCGCTGGTTCATCCACCCGCCGTACGGCGTACCGTAATTGATCTGCGATGCATAGTCCGAGCCGTCAGCCGGAGACCAGGGAAGCGAGACGGGCACGCTGCCGCCCTGTCCGAAGGGCGTCGCCGGCAGCGAATTGTCGCCGTAATAGGTGACGCCGTTCCAGCCGCTACCAGCAGGCGGCGCAGAGTTCGGCGTGCTGAATGGCGTGTACGAATTGAACGGCTGCCACTCCGCCGGCGGAGGCGATTCCGGCAGATATGGCGAGCCGATCATCGGCGGAAAGACCGGCATTCCCTGGCCGAAGCCGGGAGGCGGCGCATATCCGCCGAAGCTGTAGGTCTGATACGGTATCGCCGAGTTGGGTCCGAGGACATCCTTGACGAAGACGCCGGGCATGCCGTAGACGGGAATCGGCTGCGATTGGCTGCCGCCGCCGGGTCCTCCGGCACTGAACTGGCTTAGATCGTAGGGATAGCCGCCGCCCAGGGCGGCCCCTTGCAGGCTCGGAAGAGTTGGCGCGCTGCCGGCCCAGCTCGTGAGCCCGGGCGTCGACGGGCCGACGCCGCCGAAGAGATCCTGCCCGTTGAAGTCAGTCCAGGGCATGCCGTAACTGATGCCGTTGAAAATTTCCCCGGCCAGTGGCGGCCCGAAGCCACCGCCGCCGGTGGGCAGGCCGCCACTGGGTCCGGGGTAGCCGGCCGGTGGAACGCCCGCCGGCATACTCGGGAAGCTCTGAGGGCTGGCGCCGCTGCCGCAGCAGAGACCGTTCACGCCGCCGGTGAAGTTCACCGGGCCGCTGTATGTGATGTTGCCGAAGTATTCCGCGTTGCCGTTGAAGTAGGCGTCCTTCTCGATCATCAGGTCGCCGTCGACAAACATCGGGCCCTTAAGCGTGCCAGCGAGATCGATCGGGCCGTTAAAGTAAGACGTTCCTGAGTATGTGACATTGCCGGTCGATGTGACCGGGCCGCCCAGGTTCATCGGGTTCGTGTTTCCGATCGGCTGGAATCCTGCGCCGCCAGGGCGGCCTGCAGCCGGAACGGACAGCGGGCCCAGGAAGCCCCTCTGGCCGCCTCCTTGACCACCGCCCGAGAACGGCCACCCCGACGGCTGCCCGAAGCCGCCGCCGTAGCCCTGCCCAGCGCCTTGCGGGATCCGCGGGCCGAGCAGGTACTTGAACGGCATCTGCAGCAAGCTGGATATTCCCTGCTGCAGCGGTTTTTCGATCAGGTTCTTCTCAAAGATGCCCAGCACGTCTTTCGCCAGCCCCTTCATGGCGTCCTTAAAGTTGCCGCCCTTCTGGATTACCTTGTCGAATGCGTTCGTGAAGGCGCCGGCGATCTGGTCCGCGGTCTGCTTGACCTGCTGCATGGCCGGGTCCGCCTGCAGCCACGCCTGCCTGTACTGCTCGACGGTGAGAAGCCCCTTCTGGAACAGATCGTTCAGCTCCTGCTGCTTTCCCGCCCACTCCGAGGTCTTGTCCTTCAGCCCGTTTATGACATCTTGCGCCTTCTTCTGATCGTCAAGCTGCTGCTGCGCCGCGGACTGTTGCTGGCTGTAATATTCCAGCATTTGCTCCTCGTCCGGGAGGAGCTGGTCGCGGTATAGCGGGTCCTGGTCGCTCAGTCCCTTATTGATCTCCTTCAAGTAGTCGAAGCGCATCTTCGCCAGGTCCGCTCCTTGCTTGTCGCCCTGGGCGATCAGCTGGCCGATCTGCGCTTGCTGCTCGAGCTGGCGCGTCTGCGCCTGGAGGTTGTCGAGATAGCTCTTCGATCGGCTGAGCTGATCTAGCTGCTGCCCCTGCCCGACTTTGCTTATGATGGCGCCAGCCTGCTCATCCGTCAGGTTCGGGTTCTCTCGCCGCGCCTTGTCCAGGGCCTGTTGAACCTCGAGCTGCGACTTCGTTAGCGTCAGCTGCTCTTGCTTCTTCTGGTTCTCCTCGTCGAGCTGCTTCAGGTACTTGTCCGTCGCGTCGCGCTGCTTCTTGAGGTTCTCCTCCGCGGTCTTCAGGTCATTCGTCTGCTTCGTCTGCGCCGCAAGCACCGCGGTCAGGTCGAGGATTTTCTCCTTCTGCGCAGCCGTGAGGTTTATCCCATCGCTCTGCAGCTTCGATATCGTCTGAAGGCCCGGGATCTCGTCCTCTCGCCCCTGCCTTATGAGCGTCTGCTTCTGCTTCTCGAGATCAATCTCTCTCTGAAGGCGGTTTATTTCGTCGTTGACCTTGATCGTCGCCTTCAGCTTCTCTTGCTGCGCGATCAGGTCCTTCAGTGATTGGATGAGCCCGGGGTATTTTTTGGTGAGGGCATCGACGCTCTCGCCGGTCTGCTGCTCGAGCTGCTGCTCCGCCTGGAGAAGCGGGATCCGGTCCTTGTGCCCCTGCGCCTCGAGCTGCAGGACGGTCATCGAGTCCTTGAGTTTGTCGAGGTACTTCTGGATCTTGTCCGCGGCCTTGTCCGCCGCCTGTCCGTCCTGATCGGCAATCGCGCCGAACGACCCGCCGGACGACATCGCGGCCTTGGCCTGCTTCGCCTGCTCCTGGAGCTGCTGCGTTATCTGCGCCGCGCGCGCCATGATCTCCTTGCCGGCGGCATCCATGCCAGACGTCACCTTCTCGACGAAGCCGGTCGACATCGACTCGCTGAACGCCTGCGTCGCGGCTGCGAACGCGTGGCCGACGTCGTGAGTCTGCCAGAAGGTCGACAGGAACGCGCCCAGTCCCGAGAAAGCCGAGATGACCAAGTTCACGTCATTGAGGACGGCATCGAGCCAGGTCGCGAGCAGCTCTTTCCCCAGTGAGACGAAGTCCGGGAGATTCTTGCCGAAGAACCCGCCTATTGACTCGGCCATCGCCTGGACATAAGGCACGACGGCCGCGGTGACCTGCTCGAAGACTGACTGGATCTCCTCCCAGGTCGCCTGGACGATCGAGCCGAGCGTCGCCTGCTGGCCGCCGACGTCGACCATCGTGTCCTTGAACATGACGAGCGCGCCCACAGCCACCGCGATGCCGGCAGCGACCCAGGCAGGAGGGCCGCCGGCGGCGAACGCGGCGAAGGCAGCCGTTGCGGAGCCGGCGATCTGCTCGAAGATGCGCGGCATCTGGGCGGCCGCCAGGACCGCGCTCGCCGCGGCGATCCCGAGCAGGCCGTCCGAGACCTCCTTGGCGTGCGTCCGGACGAAGTCGAAAGCGCCAGAGAGCCCCTCGAGCGCGCCTCGGATGCCGTCGGACTGCGACTCACCCACATCCCGCAGCAGGTCGGCGAAGCTCTCCTTTAGGTCCTTGAGCGCGCCGCCCAGCGTGTTATGGGCGGCTTCTGCAGCGCCCCCCAGGCTGTGCTCGAGCGACGTGAGAATAACGTCCTGGGCCTTTGCCATCTGCCCGGAACCCTCAAAGCTCTTGATCAGCTCCTTCTGCCCGGACGACAGGACGATGCCGGCACGGGTCAGCGCCGTCATGCCCTTGGCGGGGTCCTCGAGGGCGCGCCCGACGAGCTTCGCCGCGGCCGGCAGGTCCATCCCCATGCGCGTCGCCAGGTCCGCGGCCGCCTTTGTCGCACGCGGGAACGTGTCGCCGTGGATCTTCGTGAACGTGAGAAGCACCGCCTCGGCGGACTGCACGGTCTCCTTCGTGTAGTTGGTCACCCGGGAGAACGATTCCGCCATGTCGGAGAGCTGCTGCGCGGAGAAGCCGGCCGCCTCGCCTGTCGACTTGACGCCGGCGGCGAGTTGCGACATTGCTTCCTCAGCATTCGCGGCCTCTTCTATGATGCGGTCAAAGGCCATGAAGCCGCCGATCCCGACGAAGAGATCCTGCAGCTTCTGCACCTTGTTGGCGATGTCGTCGACGGACTTGGCGGCGATGCGAGAGGCCCGGTCCATGTCGGTCTGGAACTGCGCGGTGTCGGCCGCGACCCTGACGACTATCTCACCGATTGTTGCCATCCTGCTCTCCCGCTTTCGAGGCTATAAACGCGTCGAGCTGCGCCTCGAGGTTCTCCGCCGCTTCTTTTGCCAGTCGCTCCTCCCTGTGTGGGTCATCGTCCAGAATGTAGTCCCGCAGTTTCTTTCCGCTCCCCATCGCCGCGGCGATCATGCCTGCTTGCAGGTCCCCGCGGACTTCGCCGAATGGCTCGAGCTGGAAGTAGGCCCACCATTCGGCGAATTGGCGGGCGCTGATCAGCTGCTGGGCTCGCTCGACGGTGGGGATGCCGAGGGCGAGGCAGAGTCTGAACCAGAAGCGGCGCTCTGGTCGGACCCGGAGTTTTTTCGTATGTTCTCCTGCTCCTCGTCAAGCATGCCGTTGAGCTTCGCCGCGACCTTCCAGAGCCGGCCCAGCGCGGCGGCGTTCTTCTTGCCCAGCGCCTCGACGGTCTCGGGCCGGTCATCGAAGATCCGCTTACCGTCGGCGTCCGTGATCGCCAGAACGAGCAGCCGCGCGCGGTAGTTGACGCGCGCATCGTCCTTCAGCTGAACGTGCGCCATCTCGAAGGCATCGCGATCCTTGCCGGACATGCTCCGAACAAACACCGTCTTGCCACCCCATTCCGGGACCTCGACCGCCTGGACGATCGCGTCCTCGATGCCGAGGATGTCTGCCGCGCAGGCGACCGCGCCCGTTTTCTCTTCGATCTTTTCCATGTTTGCCTCCTTGGATTAGATCCTGCGTTACGACCTGGTCACGTCCCCGCTGATCTGCAGCGAGAGCGTCGCCTTGAGCAGGTCGCCCACCTTCCACGCCGGCGAGAGCCCTTCAACCAGTGCCGCGAACGAGTACGTCTTCCCGCTCGGCAGCGCGAGCTGGAAGTTCCTCAACGTGCCCGCGTCCTGGTCCGCGAGCAGATCGGCATGTGTAGTATCCGTCGGCTTGAACAGGATGTCCGCCGAGACCTTGCCGCTGTCCAGGACCGTCGCGATGTACTGGAGGGCCCGCGACGGGCTGTCCATCGTGGTCGCGTCGGCCAGCGTGTTTTTGGCGGCCGGACCGCTGCCCTGCGTGATCTCCGCGATGGTCGTGAAGCTCTCAGGGCTGCCGCCGTCGCCGCGCTTCAGCAGCGTGCCGAATGCGGAAAGTGCGTTAGTTGTCATTTACGTTCTCCTTCTGAGTTGATCGCGGGGATTACTGAACCTTGCGCAGGACCGCGACCTTGACGAGGTTCGAGTTCGCGTCGATGTACACGGTCCCGTCGGACTGGATAAAGCCCGTGCGCGGGATCTCGACCATAGCAATGTCGCCGGCCTCGAGGTTATATGCCGTGATGTCGCCCGTCCTGCCCTCGCTGTCCGGGACGGAATGAATCGTGACTGTGTGCGCCGACACGTCGCTGTTCTGAATCAGCAGTATCTCCTCGCCCGTGCACGGGAAGGAGTTGCCGTTGGTATTGTCCAGCGCGGTGAGCAGGCCCTGGACGTCGAGCGCGTCGGAGGCCGGCGTCCCTGAGTAGACATTGAACAATTTGGTGGCGGTGAGTGCGGTGCGTGGCATTGGCGTCTCCTTTAATGCGTTGACTGCGTGTACATGAGCTCGAAGTCCATGGTGAGCGCCCAGATCCGCGGCTCTTCCTCGAATGCGGGCATGGCGTTGGACAGAAGAATGTGTTGGATGGTTGTGTCGTCCATGAGCCCGGTGAATCCGTCGAGCGCGAGCCGGACCGATTCCTGGATCGGACGCAAGGCGCTCCGCTCCGTGGCGTAGCAGTCGACCTGGACGCGCGCCGGCGCGATCCCTGCCGGGCCCTCCATCGAATGCTCCGACTGCTCGGAGATGAGGTCGAACTTGATCGCCGGAAGCTGCGGATCATCACCCATGTTGCCGCAGAAGACACGCCCCTGGACCTGCGAATAGACGTCCGGATGATTGGAAAGGTATTGATACAGTCCGCTCTCGAGGCTCATACTGCCATGCCCTCCAGGAGGTCGTCGAGTCGCGCGGAAATGGCCTCCTTGACCTTCTCGACGACTGCGTCCTTGTTCGCGTCGAACGCGGGCCGGATGAAGGCATGCGGCGGCATGCGGGAAGTCCCGTACTCGAGGAACCGCCAGTAGAACGCGTCCTGCTGCTTCTGGGCCGCGTCCGGGACATGGCCCTTGAGCTTCTTGATCAGGCGCTTAAGCGTCTCGCGTTGCACCCGCGTCCTGGGCGCGACGACGCCGGCATTGACCACGGCCTGATATCTCCGCGCCTTCTGCGGCTTCGCCTTGATCATGCTCCGGAGCGTCCCGGTCCGGTCGTGGAAGGCCGTCGTGGCGGCCATGGCATCCGAGAGGATAGTCGCGCCTTCCATGACGGAATCCTTGATGATGTCGAGCCCGACCTTCTCCGGAATGAGCTTCAGCTTCTCATTCAGCTCCTTGAGCCCGCTCACTTGTACTCTAGTGATCGTCATCCGCCGAGCTCAACTCCTTCGGTCCTGCGCTTGGCCAATATCTCGAGCCCTTCGCGCCGGCCAATCTCCGCGACGGAGAAAATGTCGTATTGGTCGCCGTTGTACGTGATGCGGCAGGTCGTGTCGATCGCGATGTCGTCGCGAAATCGCATCGTAAACCGGGTGTCGAAGTCCGTGAAGATGCCGCCGGCGGTCACGAGCTCGCGACCGCCTATCGGCTTGACGTTCACCGGCTCGGAGGCGGAGAGCGTGACCCAGTGGTCCTCCACGTCGCCCATCGGGCCCTTGCCTTTGACGAGGGAATCGAGCGTCATTCGTCTGTCGAGCATCCCGGCTCTCATGTCACGCGCTCCATGCCCGGTGATTCCATAGCAACGCGTCGATCGACGCCGGCTTAGGCAGCGCTGCGACGCTGATGCCGCTGGCAATCGACTCGCGGAACGCGTAAAGCGATCCGACGTGCATTTTCATGGCGGCGAGGATGCCGGACGGGACCGCCGAGCCGTCCGCGCCATAGCCGACCGTGTAGTCGACCCAGATCGCGTTCATCTGCGGCCTGGCCGCCGGCCAGCTCGTGCCGTAGCTCGGCGTGATGCGGCGATGAATCGGCGACAGATCGTCGATGTACTGGCTCGGATCGAGGAGCGTCTCGACCCCATTCAGGTCAAGGTAGTGAATGGCGTCGATCGACTGGATCGGCGAGTCTTCGACGTGGATCGTGCCGTAGCTGAGCTGTCGGAATGCGAGCTCCGGGGCGACGCCCTGGGCGATGAACGGCACGACGTTCGGCGCCAGTCCGGTCAGCGTTCCCGTGGTCGGGAAATAGTCGAGGTACAATCGCCACTTTTGCGTGATGAACTTGCGGCGCGTGTAGGTCTCGGCGTATTCCCTGGCAGCGACGGTGAGGGCGCTGATGAGCGTATCCTCGTCGTCCCACGTGACGCGCAGGTGAGCCTTTGCGTCGGCGAGACTCAAGGGCTCAGCTGAGGGCTTCGTCTGGACGACGTAGGTCACTTATCCCTCCGCCGGACGGCAGCCGGCTTTGTCGTGCGCTCTGGCGGCTCGATCGTCGCCGACTCGAGCTCGACTGCCTTCGCCAGCCTGATCGGCACGGCTTCCGCCGGCCGGGCCGCGCGGGCGAGGATGAACGCCTCGGCCTTGTCGCGGGGCAGTTCGTAGACCTTGCCGGCGTCCAGGACGCCTTCGGGACTCGCGGCGGTTGCGAGCATGCGGATCTTCATGGTTCGCCTCCTCCGTGCTCGCCTTACGGCAGTATCCCGACGCCCTGCAACGCGGCGATGAGTGCGTTGATCGCCGTGGCGTTCGCGTTCACGGCGTTCTCGACTTCCACATTGTTGTATGTGGCGTTGAACGAGTTGGCGGCGCTCACCGTTGCCACTGATCCCGCCTGCGTGCCGGCGTTGACGATTTTGCCGCCTTCGATGTCGAGCGTGCCGCCGATGACCCAGGTGTCGCCGCCCTGCTTCTCATAATTCTTGGTTTGATACGTAGCGTCTGCTGACATTTCTCTCTCCTTGTGGGGATTCGGCGGGCCGGGGTTACCGGCCCGCCTTTAGCTTCCCGCGCCTTACGGCGTGCCGGGCGCCGGCGATGCCAGCACCGTGCGCGCTGCGACCGTTGCGTCGAGCGCCACTGGCTTGTTGCGCCCTCTGTAGAGGATCGCGAACACGCCGTCGATCACCGCGTTACCGGTCCCGCGCAGAACAACCGGCGTCAGATAGCGCTGCTGCGGACGGAAGATGTCGAGCAGGACGCAGCCGTTCGAGTCGGACTGGGGGATCGCCGTATTGGTGCCGGCGAGGTCGGCCGCATCGGAGCCATCCGATTTGGCGCCTCCCTGAGCCTTCAGCGACGTCACCGCGCCTGCGCTCAGCGTGCCGAACGCGGCCACGAACATGCAGCCGTCATAATCGGCCGTGTCGATGGTCGTTCCCGTCTGGTTCGACGTGCCGGCCGCGACCGCGTCCATAACGCGCACGACCTTTACGTCTTCACTCAAGTTGATCATTGGTTCTCTCTCCTTTGGTGAGTGCTTACGCGAGCGTGACGCGAGCGAAGGCCTCCGCCAGCACCGGAGCGCCGTCCGTTTCCATCCGGCCGATGAAGCCGGTCTGGTTCGTCTCGGCGTAGAGCTCGGTGAGCCGCTGGACCTGCATGTTCAGCGAGTCGACTATCCAGTAGTAGCTGAAATCGCCCAGGATGCCCACATACTGGCCGGTCGCGAACGTGCTCGGCGCGTACTCAGACATGACGTACGGCATATTGAGCAGGCGGTCCGGCTGCCCTTGTTGCAGCCCGGGCTGCCAGAGGTACGAGCCGTCGCCATTCTTCAGCTTCAGAATGTCCTTGATCCCCGTGCGGTGGAAGACCCAGGTCGCGTTCTTGTGATACTGCGGCTTCAGGCTGTACTTGACCTCAAAGAGGTTGTCCGCGCCGACCGCGGTCGTGCTGTTGCCGGTGCTGACGTCGCGCGAGGTGTCGATGCCGTTCTCATCGGCGACGAACACGCCCTGCGGTTGTCCGGGGCCGCTGCCCGTCATGAACGCCTTTTCTTGCGCTATGCCGAACTTATACCCGAGACGCTCCATGACGAACCCTTCGATATCGATAACGCTCGTCCTGAGCAAGCGGTTCGATATCTTGATGCGCTTCGCCAATGGGTGCGGGAAGAGGTTGCGCTTGCCGAGCGACATCGCAGAGTCTTCCGTGCCGGTCGACAGTTCTGACGTCCAGGTCGGATCGTCCGGGTCGGCGTCCAACTGCGGAGCCCCCAGCGAGACGGCCTGGGTCACCTCGAACTTCCTGGCCAGCCCGCGGATAAAGACCTCGTTGTCCACGAACTTGATGACCTCGCGGACGAGCTGCTCCGGGGCGACCAGATAGCCGCCTTCGGTCGCAACGTCCGCCTGCAGGGCGCGCTCTTCCAGGATCGGCTGGGCCACGCCGGTGCGCAGCCACGAATTAAACGCCGCGCGGTATTCTTCCGTCTGCTCGGGGCGCTTCCGCGTCTCATTGCCATTGCCTGGCTCCGGTTCGCGGTGCTCCGGCGGCTTGGCCACGCTGCGAATTTCCTTCTCGAGACCTTCGATCTTCTCGTCCCGCTCGATCTTCTTGCGGAGCTCATCCTGCTGATCGAACAGCCTGTCGTGGAGCTGCTGTTCCTCGGCGGAGTAGTCTCTCTTTTCTGCCGAGACCTTATCGCACAGGTCGCGGAGCTGCTTAACAATCGCGCCGCGCTCCTGCATCCATGCAGTTCGTTCGGTAATGGGCATCGACTCTTCTCCTTGGTCGGTGCCCGCAACTCCTTAAAGCAAAAAGCGAAGCTGTGAGCACCGTGGTATCACGGTTTTCTCAGCTTCGCCAGTGGCCGACGGACCAGCCTGGTGTGCACTGCTTGACGCAGAGGCCTGACCAACGGATCACGGGCGTGCGTCGCACTTAAATTTTCGACAGCACTATAACCCCGGCTCGCCGGTTTGTCAAATGTCCAGAAGTGAGAGCTGCCTGCGGACGGTCTCGACTGACCGCCCGCGCTTGATGGCGCTGGCAGCCTCCTCTAGTCGATGTATAGCCGCCTTGGGTAGCACTGTAGATAGTGCGGAGCGGTACTCGGCTATTAGCCGCATATCTCGCTCTTGTAATTCAAGCGAGCGCTCGAGGCGGACCGCCGCCGCGCAGAGCTCGGCGATGCTCTCCTCCTGCAGCCCTTGCTCGCGGAAGAGCGACCGCATGCCGACGCTGGTGGCAGGGTATGCCGGATAGGTCACCACGGAGACATCCCCGAGCTTCACATCATGTAGCTCTCGGATATTTTGTCCGTCCTCGACCTTCCAGCCGTCGCGCATCGCGCGGAACGAGAAGGACATGCCGTCCAGATCGCCCCGCTTGATGCTCTCGACGGTGTCGCGCCCGACAGTAGTGTCCGGAGGGTCGATCTCCGCCAGGAGGCCCTTGTTGTTCGTCGACAGGCGGAGCGTCCCGGCCTTCGTCCTGCCCAGGATCATCGACGGCTCGTGGTCGCGCAAAGCGCGCACGTCCGAATCGGGCGTCATGTCGCGGTTGAAGGCGCCCGGCTTGACCCGCTCGCGGAATCCGCCCAGGTCGTCGGAAAGGCTGTTGAACACGCTCGCGTAGCCGCTGATGACGGGCTTCTTTTTCGTGTCGTCGACGACCAGGTCGCGCAGCTCGAGCCCGTGCGTGTAGCGGATGCCGTCATAATCGAACGCGTCGCCGAGCGACCGGAGCTCGGGCGGCTCGTTGCCCGCGTCGCGGATGTGCTTGGCCAGGTGATCGTAGACGCCCTGGCGGTCCGCGTCCGGTATCTTCGTCCCGCCACGGCCGCCGTTCAGGATGGCGATGCCGGCCGAGCAGGCCTCGAGGTTGGCCGCCCCGATGTCACCCGCGGAGCTGACCTCGTGGTGGATGAACTTGTAGCTGCCCTTCTTGGTCGGGTCGCCTTCCGGGTCCTGCCAGGCGAACGCCTTGCGGTAATACGAGGCGTCCTGGTCGAGCTTGAGCCGCGCCTTCGCCTCCGGCCCGTCCCATGCGCCGTCGGTCGTGGCGGTCTTATGCGGCGCGATCGCCTTTCTTTCTTCCATCTCGGATCTCCTCCAGAATAGCTGTGAACCTTTCCGTCCAGCGGGACGCCTCACTCTCCAGCCCGAAGAGCCGCCCGAGCTCCGTCGGGCCGCCGTCCTTGAGCGCGATTCTCGCGGCCGTCATATATTCGGCGGAAAGCTGCCGGAGGGCGCGCCCGGGCGTGCCCTCCGGCAGCCCGAGCACGCCGGCGAGCCCGGAGCCGGCGGGTGCCAGCCACTCCTCGAGCGACTCGGCGAGCTCCGTCAGAAGCGTCTCGGCCGGCTGGTTGCGCTGGACCGCCAGGAGCCCGCGCCGCTGCAGCCGAAAGAACACGTCACGCACGACGGGCTCGAGGGCGCGAGCTGCCGTGTCGGCATCGTCCTTCTTGTCCGCTCTTGGACTGCCGGATTGCGACCCGCCGCCGGCGCCTCCGGCGTTCGGGTCGCCTGCATCCGCGGCGCCGACCCCGCCTGGCGCATCGCCCGCGACGACGACGTTGACCGGCATCCAGTACGCCTCGCCGGCTGGCCCGTCGATCGGGTCCATGTCCTCCAGGTCCCGGATCTCATTGGCGTTCAGCCAGCCATTCTGCCTCGCCTGGACATATGCCTGATATCGCGTCGCGGTGTCGCCGCGGAGCAGCGCCGACAGATTGAATTTGAGGAAATAGGTCCGGCGCTCCGCCGGCGTCAGGAGGTCACGCGTAAGCGTCTGCTCCCACCGAATCACCCAGGGCAGCATGGTGTTCTGGACGAAGTCGATCGCCTGCTGCTCGATGTTGCTGTGCGTCGCGCGCTCGAGGTCGCCGATCATGTGCGGCGGGACGCGGTAGATGCTCGCGATCTCGCTCCGGCTGAACTTGCGGCTCTCCAGATACTGCGCGTCTTCCGGCGTAATCTGCATCTGCTGCCAGGTCATCCCCTGCTCGAGCACGGCGACCTTATGGACGTTGTCGAGGGCACCATATGCTTGATTCCAGGACTCTTTGATCCGGTCCGCCTGGTCCTTTGTCACCTCGCCCGGATATGTGAGTATCCCGGAAGGCCGCGCGCCGCTGCCGAAGAGCTTCGCGGCGAACTCCGTGTAAGCCATGTTCAACGCGACCGTCTCGCGCTGCAGCGTGATCGGACTCATGCCCTGCATGCCGTCGTTGGACCGGAGCCGCAGGTGCAGGATCTCTCCGGGCTGAAAATTCACCGGCAGGCCGTTCGGCTTGCGGTACTCATAGAGCAGCTGTCCGGTCGGCTGCCGCTTTATGATCATCCAGTCCGGCTGCAGCGGCACGAGCTGCGAGACCTGGAAATAGTTATCGCGGACGATCTGGCAGTAGGCATTCCCGCGCAAGCAGAGATGTCCCATAAGCATCTCGCGCGCTTCGTAGCTGGTCTGCTCGAAGTTCCATCCATCGTGCAACACGCTATAGAGCGGGTGTTCGATCGCCTTGACCTTCCGGTTTCCCTCTTGGCGGTAGAGAACCAGCGGGAGCGACGCGAGAGACTCGGCGAGGACACCGATGCACGCATAGACGGCCGTGCACTGCTGGGCGACGTCAGGGGACATCCAGCGCCCGGTCCAGGCGGGACGGCCGCCGAGGGCACTCAGGAGGATGCCCGACGGCATCGAAGGGTGATCCCGCCCCTCAAAAAGGCCCCTTAGCGCGGTCCGGACACGAGCGACGAGACCAGGCAAAGACAAAGCTCCCTTTGTAGGCTGGGAGCTCGACCTAATTGTGGGTCAAGACGCCCGCAATGTCAAACATTGTCAGATTATCAAGAGCCCTCGGTCCTGGTAGACGCTCTTCGGCTTCGGGACGTAATGAATCGCGCGGGACAGCGCGTTGATCGTCGCCGCCAGTCCGTCGATCTTGCCCTTGCTCTTGCTCTTCGAGAGCATCATATTCTCTTTGTTGTCCTTGAGCACGAGCGCATTGCCCACGTTCCATGTCAGCACGGCATTGCCGTTGTGCCGGACCTGCTTCCCGAGCACGAGCTCCTGGAAGCGCTTGGTCGCGGGTCCAATCCCCGTCATCGTGTTGGGGATCGCGACGAAGACCACGTCCTTGAACTTCTCCGTTAGGTTGGTGATCATCTCGTTCGCGAACATCCGGTCAAAAGCAAGCTCCTGAACGTCGAACTCGGTCAGGATCTCCTCGACGTCTGCCTCGATCTGGCGGTAGTCGGTAGCATTGCCCTCGGTCGCGCGGACCAGGCCGTCCCCGATCCACTTCGGGTACTTGTAGCCGGCGAGCTCCTTCTCCTTGGCGGTGAGACGGGGGACCCAATAGTACAGCAGCAGCCGGTAGACGATCGCTCCGTCGAGCAACTTCGGGAAGACCAGCGACAGCGAGTTCATGTCGCGGACGCTGGCGAGGTCGAGCCCGCCGAAGCACGGCTCTCCCTTCAGCGACTCAGGCGTGAAGTCCTCGAGGCACGCCTCCCATTCCTCCGTCCGGATGTACTCTTGCGCGCCGGTCATGCGCATGTTGAGATGCCACCGACAGAAATCCGCCTCCTCCGATGGACGGCCCTCCGCCTCCCGGAATATCTGCTCGAGGATCTGTTCGTTGACAGAGAGCCCATAGCCCGGGTTGACCTTCGCCCAGACCTTCCGGTCCGTCGGCTTGTCGCCCGGGTCCGGCTCATAGAGGTCCGCCAGGTAGCGCGGGTTGTCGATGTCGCCCTTCACGACGGCGGTCGCGTATTCGTGCTCTTCCCACCAGGGGCCCTCGGGGTCGCGGCCGGCGGTGGTCGTGTAGAGCAGCAGCGGGCTCGTCCTCGCAACCATGCCCTTCCGCATCGCGCGCACGAGCTCCCGGTCGCCGAACTCGTGGAACTCGTCGAAAATCGCCGCGTGGACGCTCGGCCCGTGCTTGCCCTTCGGGCTGGACGTCAGCGCGCGAAAGACCGAGTTGCTCTCCGGGTGCTCGATGTAGTCGCGCCAGCTGTGGAACATCGCCATCATCTCCGGCCGGCCCTCGATCTGGTCCTGGGCCATCTTGTAGCCGATGCGCGCCTGCTCTTCGGTGCCGGCGAGCTGGAAGACTTCCGCTGCGGGCTCGCCGTCGATGGCGATCAGCCCGAGCGCGAGCCCGGCGACCCAGAGCGTCTTCGCGTTCTTCTTTGGCACGTATAGAAACGCGGTCAGGTAACGGCGCGTGTCGTCCTTGACGCACCGCCAGCCCATGAGCTCGCGGGTGAAGTTCTGCAGGTACGGCAGCAGGACGAGCGGTCGCCCCGCCATGTCCCCCGACACGTGGACGAGGTATTCGCTGAACCAGTCGACCCAGCGATTGCCTTCTTCCGGGTCGTAATAGAACCGCTCGCAATCACTGAGCGTTAGCTCGGCGTTTTCGGGCGGCCACCAGCTCCGCCACTTCACCGGCTTGCCGTCTGCCGAGAATAGCTTTCTTTCTGGACGTTTGATCACTCTGCGGCTCCGCGGCGGTGATGCTGATACTCATAGTCTTTCGGGCCCTCGGTGTCAAGCCGAGCTCCGACGCCATCTTCAGCGCATGTTTCCATGCGTCGCGGCCTTGTTTGACCTCCGGGCGCGGCATCTGCGCGCCGTTCGCGTGCCGGATGGTCGCTCCTTTCGTCTTCAGTACCTTCCTGCAGCGGATTGCGATGGACAGCTCCTCGCAATACTCGGCGAGAAGGTCACCATCCACGGCCCTGACCATGTCCGCCGCGAGCATTATGGGCAAAAGCCGGTCCCAATGCGCGGAAGCGTCCTTACTTAGCCAGTCCGGCTTCGCCGGCGTGACCGTTTCTATCGGTTTTTCGGCAAGATGGTCACCATCCAGCGCGTTCGGCTGCGCGTTCTCGCTTCGCTTCTGCCTGCGCGGGTTTCCGCGCCTGGCTTCCTCTTTGGCGGTTCTCGGAATGCGGCCTCGTGATCCCATTTCGCTCGAACGTTACGCGGCACCGCGCACGGTGGCGACAGACCGCGCGTGATTTTTCGCGTGGAAATTTTTTTGGCTGGGCGCGCGGCGCTGGGGCTGCCGGTTCCAGAAAATTGAACCCCTATCCCTTCTGCAAAAGGCCCGACGGGGCGCGGCTTTCGGGTCTCGGTGCATCATTGCCGAAGCCGCCGTCTTCGCTCGCCGTCTTACGGCTGTGGTGTGGATGGCACAGCCCCTGGAGGTTGGCGCGATCGAAGAAGCCGCCGCCGCGCCGGGCCGGGACAATGTGATCGACTTCGGCCGATGCCTCGACGTGCCCTTCGGCACGGCAGTCCCGGCAGAGCGGCTCTTCTCGCAGCACCTGCGACCGGAGCCGCTTCCACCGGGCAGTACCGTAAAGCCTGCGTAGGGGGTCGTCCTTCCTGCGCGCATCGGCCTGGCGCTTGCGATCTCGTTCGTGTTGGGGACAGTAACGGTCATCGGTGAGCGCCGGGCAGTTGGGGTAGCAGCAGGGGGTCTTTGGCTTTAACGGCATGTGGGACTCCGTCATAAACACGATAACCGATTAGCCTTGCAATGAGATATTAAATCCGCGCCAACCGCGCGTATACGTGGTTGGCGTGCGGCCGTCTATGCGGCTCGCCGGCGGTGACTGTCAAGTTGGCGCCGGACGCATTAATCAAGATCAGACCGCGTTAGCGCTTATTAAAGCTAATCAGATCTTGGCTCATCAAATCACAGTACATTTCAGCTACTCAAAATTCCAGCCTCATCTATGGCTTATCTGACTGACAGCCTCACTGACTGACAGACAGGTTTCCATAGGAACCTGTCTGTCAGTCAGGCCAGTGAGGCTGGAACAAAAGTTTTTGGGCGGCCGGACGAACGTACTTATTGGGTTTGCGGACTTTTAACCCAACGCCTGCCGCGACGCTGGTAATATTGACCGCGCGATTGATACGGGCGAAAAATGAAGGTCCGAAAAATCGCCGAAAAACCGAACGCCTGGGTTAGCCGGAAAGGCTTATTCTCACGTAGCGTGTCACGAGGAGGAACGATATGGTCGGCTTTCAGGACATCGGGCGAGCGACGCCGGGTCAGCCGGTCGCTGCTGCGCTGAAAAAGGCTGCTGACAAGCTATGGCCTGGACGGTGGGAGAAGAACGATCAGGTGTCCGAGGACGAATATTTTGCGCTGTTCGCTTCCGTTCTGGGCAGCCTTAACGGGTGCAAAAGGTCTCCGAAGAAGGCTAAAAAGGCACGAAAAAACGGCCGCAAGGGTGGCCGACCGGCTAACACGCCGCCCGTCTGACCCGGAACTTTACGATCTGGCGGCCGTCTGATATGGTCGGGAAAGGGGGATCGGCCAATGAAAAAAGGGCTTTTGTCGGCGATTTTTGTCTATCTGCTGACTTCGCAGCCAGCGTTTTCGGCACCGCTGAAGGCGACGATCGAACAAGACGTGGAGCTTCCGATGACCGGCGCCGTGGACCGCAGTGCGCCGGTGCAGATGGTCGCCGGCTCCAGATTCGATGAGCGGATGTTGCCGAATCTCGGGGCGCAGGCGGCAGGCTGGCGCAGAATTGGCTGGCAGGGACGCCCGTTCGGCGGCCGAGGACAGCAAGCGGTCCAGCTCTGGGTGAGCCAGAACTGGGCTACGTCAGTCGAGGAATCGCGCGGCGAGCGCTCCTCTTCCTATGCCATCTATTCCGCAATCTCTGCGCCTAGCATCACTCAGTTGGGCGTCCTGTGTGAGGATGCGCAAGTTACCAAAATAGAGGTAAAGGACGGCGTCATCAGAAAGATCTCTTGCGGGCCAGAACAAATCTCGTTCATCTCCAGGGGCCCGGGAAGGCTTGAGATGCGACACATTTACGAGAAAGCGTTGCTCGGACTGTCTCCCGATGTCGGGGTCGAGTTCTTCGCGGGAAGTGCGCCGGCTCCGGTTGAGCTGCCGACGAGCCAGTTCGGATCAAGCCTGATCGGCGAGCACGCCAGCGATGCGCTCGTACGCTCGATTCTCTCCAGATAGGCCGCCGGCCGCTAACATTGCCGCGACGCCTTTCTCGACGGCGGCCCGGACCGGGTCCATGTCAAGCCGCGCATAGACGAGCGTTGCCGTCAACGATCGGTGATTGAGCGCCTTGCCGGTAATCTGCAGGCTGGCGCCGCTCTTTATCATCCAGCTCGCATGCGTCCGCCGCAGGTCGTGTACGCGGAAGTTCTGCAGCCCGGACCGTCGGAGGATCCGCGCCCAGGCGCGGGACGGATAGCCCATTCGTCCCGGCAATGTGCGGCCAGGGAATACCCAGCCGGTCCGCGCGCCAATCCTGCGGCGCTTCAGTATCTCGATCGCCGCGTCGCAGAGGACAGCGACGCCGACGCGGTTATTTTTCATCTCCGGCGCCGGGATGAGCCAGAGGCGCGAGTCGAAATCTATCTCTGACCAGCGCATCGCCATCACGTTGCTGACGCGCTGCCCAGTGAAAAGCAGCATCTTGAAGAAGTCGCGATTGACTTGCTTCCGCTCGGAGTCGACCGCCGCGATGAACCTGGGGAGCTCGTCGGCCGAGAGGAAACGCTCGCGCGGGAACAGCCTGAACGGTTCGACGACGAGCGCTGGATTCTCACCCTTGACGATGCGCCAGCGCTTCGCGCGATTGAGCATTGCTCGGAGCAGTTCGAGCGTCCGATTCGCGGTCGCGCGGCCGCGGGTGTCCGCCAGGAAGTCGTGGAGCTCTTGAATGAGATCCGCGGTCAGCATGTCGAGCGACAAGTCGCGGAGGTGGCCGAGGTAGCGCTCGAAGTTCGAGCGAATCTGCCGGTATGTCTTACAGCGTCGACTCGCGTGTCGGTCGCAGTAGACAGAGAAGACTTCCCCAAGCGTCGCGCAGCCGGGTCCCCCGGCAAGGCGTGTCCTGTCGTCAAGTTTGGCCAAAACGGCGCGCAAAAGCGCCGGAACGTCGTCCGTCATCGCCGCCACCTCCGAGTGTCAGTCGAAAATCCAACTTTGGTATCTACTCTACATACGTCTGACGGCCGGAAAAAGTTCAATTTGCCATCGCCCAATCGGTGATTTTTTTGTCCCTGGTCCGATGAATTTTTGGCGGGCTGGGTCCTTAAAAGCGCGCATTGTAGCGCACCACTTTGACATAGTGGGGGTCACTGGTTCGAGTCCAGTACCGTCCAATTTTTGCCCTGCCCGGACAACCTCGAGCCGTTAGCCGCCGCCTGGCCGTGGCATATGGCTGGTGATTTCGTTCCGGCAGGGCTACCGGCTTGCAGACCAGCGTCAACACGACAAGCTCTCACTGGTGGAAGGCGGTTGCCCGCAGCCTCTCGGCCAGGACGCTGGCCATCTGCCTGGCCGTGGCCGTGTTTGCCTGCCTGGTCCTGACCTGGCGACCGCCGCTGCTTTATGATTTCCTGTCCGGTCAGGAGCTGCGCCTGTCCGATCAGTTCTTCCTCTGGCGCGCCCTGCTGGCGGGCGGGCGCGGCGGCCAGGCTGCGCCGGATCTGGTCCTTGTCAATGTGGATTCCGAGTCGGCGCGGCGGCTGGGGATGCCGCTGCCGTGGCCGCGCCAGGTGTACGCGCTTTTGTGCCGGCGCCTGCGGGAAGCCGGGGCCCGGGTCGTGGCCTTCGATCTGCTCTTCGACGGGCCGTCGCCGCTCTCGGCCGGCGCCAGCGCGGCTCTCTCGCCGCGCCTGAAGGCGGTGTTGCCGGACAGCATGTCGCTCGCCTGGAGCACAACGGCCGACGGCGACGACCGGGCGCTGGCCGACGAGTTCCGGCGGATGAAGAACGTGGTGCTGGCTGACAACGTGGAGGTGCGGGTCAATCTCTTCAACGGCCGCACGCAGTACTTCTATCGCACCCCCTATGAGGAGTTCGTGTCCGCACTCGGCTCCGATGCCGGCTCGATCGGCAACGTGGATGTGCAGCCGGACGAGGACGGGGTGGTCAGGCGGGCGCCGCTGGTCTTGGAGAGCTTCAAACACCTGAGCATCTTCTATCACTCCTTTGGCCTGCGCGTTTGCGAGAAGGCGGAAAAGGCCCGGGCCGTCGTTGACGGCCAGGAGCGGCTCGCACTTGCCGGCGGCTGGTTTCCACACACCATCCGCATAAATTATCTGGGCCCGGCCGGCAGCGTGACCGCCATTCCCTTCTGGCGGGCGGTGGACTGGGAGAAGCACTTCGTGGCCAACCCGTTTTCCGGCAGGATCGTCCTTGTCGGCTACCAGGACTCCCCGGCTTCCGAGGAGCTGGTGCCGCAGGGGGCGCTGCCGCACCGGCAGGCGCTGCCGTTCAACAGCTTTCTCACCCCCACGGCCGGCTTTTCCAGCCCGATGTCCGGGGTGGAGCTGCAGGCCAATGTAATCGCCAACATCCTGAACCGGCGTCCGCTGTCCGAGCCGGATCTGTGGGAGCAGATCCTGATCGTCTTTTTTGTGGCCCTGCTTGCCGCCCGCATCCTGGAGCAGCTGCGGGGCAAGCCGTGGTGGATGCTGGTTTCGGTCGTCTGCTTCTCGGTGATCTGGCTGGCCCTTTCCTTCGCCGCCTTCGCCTGGCTGGGCTGCGTGATACCGGTGGTGGTGCCGACCGCGGGCGTGGCGTTTCCGGCCTTGCTGCTCGTGCTCACCGACCAGAACCTCTTCTTCGTCCACGAGCGGCGCAAGCACACCAGGATCTTTCGCAGCCTGGTGCCGCAGGCGCTGGCCGAGGAGATCGAACGCCGGCGGCTGGGCGAGCTGGGGCTCGAGGGAAAGACGGCGGTCGTCACCACATTGTCATTCCAGCTCCAGGGGCTGACGCCTCTCATCGAGCACAAGACGCCGGAGGCGGCCATCCGCATGCTCGACCAGTGCGTTGCCATCATGACCGCAAGCGTCCACGAGCGCAACGGGCTGGTCAACCGCGTCTCGAACCACGGGCTGATGGCCGTGTGGGGGGCGCCGCTTCCCGTTCCGGAGATCTCGGGGGCGCGCCTGGCCGCCGACTGCTGCCTGGACGCGGGCGGCCAGCTGGCGTCCTTGTCCGCCGCCTGGCAGCGGGAGGGGCGCATCAACTCCAATCAGGCATTGAGCTTTTCCTGCGGCATCTCCACCGGCCCGGCCTCCTGCGGGCGGATGGGCTCGGAGTCGCACACCGAATATGGTGTCATCGGCAGGTGCGTCGATCTGGCCTTTCTGCTGGAGGTCATGAACAAGAAATATGGAACGCGGTGCCTTGTGGCCGAGCGCACGTCGCAGATCCTCTCCGAGCACTTCGAGATCCGGGAGCTGGACAAGGTCAAGCTCGAGGCGGGCGACAAGCCCCAGTACATCTACGAGCTGCTCTGCCCGAAAGGCAAGCTGCCCGGGGCCATGGAGGAGGCGGCAGCGCTTTACCGGCAGGGGCTGGCGGCCATGGAGGAGCGCAATTTCGCCGAGGCGGAGCGCGTGTTCTCCACCATCCTTTTGCGCCTGGTGCCGGATGACCGTCCGGCCGCCATCATGCTGGAGCGTGTCCGCGGGTTCCTCCGCACGCCGCCGGAGCCTGACTGGGACGGCGCCGTGCTGGTCGCCGACCTGATGTGA